GCCCCGCGAGGACGCGCACGCCCCGCCGCCGATGTGCCCGGTGTGCAGGAACGGAACGGTGATTGCGCCGTGGAACTGCGTGTGCAACGGGGTAGCCCCCGCCCCTGTCGGCGGGTCGGTCGCTCCGAGCCCGAAGGAGAGGTGCGCGGAGTGCGGGGGGACGGGGGAGATCAAGCGCACGGGGTGGCCCGACGAGCGGTGCCCGTGCGGCGGGAGGGGTCAGCGGTGACGCCAGCCGATGTCCCCGAACACGCCCGTCGTCTGGAGAATCCAGAGGATGAAGATCAGCCCCAGGATGGCGAGCACGATGTTCTTGAAGGGGCCGGGCGGGAACGGGATCAACGTGATGATCCAGTAGACGATGCTCGCGACGACCACCGCCACGAGCAGTGTGACGAGCACCTAGCGCTCCTTCGGCTTCGCCACGACCCCGTGCGCCTGGAGGTGTGCGTGGTGGGCGACGAGCCACTTCGCGATCTCTTCCGCGGACTTCTCGTTCGCCGCGTCCACCTTCACCAACGCCCGCTGGCCTCTTGCTTCGACCACGACTTGGAAGGTCATCCCACGAGTGTAGTCAGTGGTGGGTGGCTTCGCCATAGGGGTTACCCCGTAACGTTTGCTTTTGTCGGAGGGACAATCGCATGAGCCACTTCTGGATGTTCGTCACCATCTCCGTCTCCGTCACCGTGGGCTGGATCCTTCACGGGGTCGTCCACAGGAAAGCGCTGGAGGAAGCCGTCGACTTGGTCCACCAGTTCGACGAGGAGAACCAGCGCCTCACCGTGAACATCCTCGACCTGCACCGCACCCGCCGTGAACATGACTGTGAGAAGAAGCCATGACCGTCTTAGATTTCAGCCCCGACCCGTCCGACGAGATCGCCAACCTGAAGGCCCAGATGCAGGGCATCCTCGACGGCGTCGAGATCCTGAAGGCCCAGCACGACTCCCAGCGCCGAGACCTCCAGCGTCGGAACTCCGAACTGGTCGAACGTGCCCGTCACGCGGAGCGGATCGTCTCGCTCCTCCACCCGGCCACGCACATGCACGGCTACTTCATCTCCTCGCCCGCCATCCTGGCCCTGCCGAGGGAGACCCGGGAGTACTTCGAGATGGTCCTGAAGGACCGATGACCTGGGCCGACGTTCGCAAGCTTGCCGAAGTGCAGTACCGTCGTCGAGAGAAGGACCTCGTATCACCCACCAACTCGTTGTTACGGAAAGTGAAAGCCATGTCGACCAAGGCAGAGAAGGCAGAAGCGGCAGCAGAGGCACGGGCCGAGGCGAAGGCGGAGCGGCTCGCCGAGGACAAGGCTGCGGTGGCGGAGCAGGCCGCGCCGCCCGAGGCGCCCCCCGAGACCGGTATCTCGGCCACCCCCGTCCTCCACGCCGCGACCGGCGAGCGGCGCGAGGGGACCCACACCCGCGAGGCCGTGAACGGCTTCGTGGAGGTCATCGACACGGCCACCGGAGACGTGGTCGCACGCTACGAGCAGGGGACGCCGAAGCCCGACTAGGGGCCTGAGCGGGGGAGAGATTGAGGAGCCACCGATGGACATGAACGTCGCGACGAACATCGACCGGATCACCTACCGCGATGCCGGTTCCAAGGACCGAGACTTCGTCCAGGCCACGCTCCTCAACCACTTCTACGAGGAAAGCTTCTGGGCGCAGCGCCTGACCACGCGCACATACTTCGACGGTCACACGGCGCTCGTCCAGACCCTCCTCGACAAGCCCGGCGTGTGTACCGTGGTCGCCTGCGAAAAGGACGACACGGACGCACTGCTGGGCTTCGTCATCTTCGAGAACCCCGACGAGTTCGGGAACCCGGCCATCCTCGACTTCATCTACGTGAAGAAGTCCTGGCGCGTCCTGGGCATCGGAAAGATGCTCTTCGGGGCCACGGGGCTCCCCTCCGACCTCGCGGGCGTCCACGTCTCCTACGCCACCAAGGCGTGGTTCACCACGAAGGCGCAGCGAGGCCTGGAGGAGAAGTTTCACGCAACGTATAATCCATATTTAATGTGGCGCGGTCTTTTCCCGTAGTGAAGGAGTCACCTCATGGCTCGTGTCGTGAAGCAGGTCAACTTCAAGGACGGCGTCTACCTCCACGGGACCGTCCTCCAGTCTGTCGGTCTCGCCCCCGCGGGTGAGGAGATGCCTCGCTCGCTGACCGGCGTCAGCCTCGTCACCAAGATCGGCTTCCACGAGAAGAACGTGGGGCTCGTGATCTTCATGAAGGGGCGCACCTTCGTCGTCCCCTGGGCGGCCATCGCCTCCTGGGAGGAGGCCGAGGAAGAGGTCCCCGCGCCTGCGAAGAAGTAGCCATGCTCGACGGGCGTCGTAGACTCTTCGTCAAGGAGTACTTCCTCGATCGGAACGGGAGCCGTGCGGCGCAGGCCGCCGGCTTCAAGCCCACCGACGCCCACCGTCTCCTTCAGGAGGTCCCGGTGGCCGAGGCCATCGAGGACCTCACCCGGAAGCGTCTCGCCACCCTGGAGCGTGACGGGGAGAGGGTCCTTCAGGAGTTCGCCTCGCTGGGCTTCTCCGACGTGAGGAAGCTCTTCGGCGAGGACGGGAAGCTCCTCCCGCCGAAGGAGTGGCCAGACGACATCGCTGGCGCGGTCTCCTCCATCGAGACCGAGGAACTCTACGACGGCCACGGGAAGGACCGTACTTGGATCGGGTATACACGGAAGGTGAAGCTCTGGAACAAGACCGACGCTCTCCGCGCCCTGGGCGAGCACCTGAAGCTCTTCGACAAGGTCGTCACCATCCGCCTGGAGGCGATGACCGACGAGGAGCGAGCGCTACGCGCCGAGGCCCTCATCGCAGCCGGCCTCGCACGAGCCCAGGAGAAGACCCTCGCTGCCCAGGCCGTGGTGGAAGTCGACGCCATTCCGGTCCTCCCTCCTCATGAGGGCGTGGACGACCTGCTTTAAACCGTGACCCAGGTTCGATTCAATCCGGAGCAGATCGAGCGAGCCCTCTCCGGGCTCACCCCCACTGAGCGTGAAGAACTGGACCTCATCCTCCAGTTCCAGGCGAAGCCGAAGGTTCCTCCACCGGACGTGCTCACCGCGGCCTTCCCGGAGCAGAAGCAGTACATCCTCGACCCGGCTCCGCTGAAGTTCCTCTTCTGCACACGGCGTGCGGCGAAGTCCTTCAGCTTCGGCCTGGAGTGCTTCCACGACTCGAAGCAGTGGCCGAAGGGGAACTACCTCTTCCTCGGGCTCGTCCGCGAGGAGGCCAAGCGCATCTTCTGGAAGGACGTGCTGAAGGAGATCGACGCGAAGTTCGGCCTGAAGGCGAACTTCAACGAGTCGTCGCTGACCTGCACGCTCCCCAACGGCGCCACGATCTACATCGGCGCGGCCGACGCCAATGACCAAGAGTGGAGGAAGCTCCTCGGTCAGAAGTACAGGAAGATCTTCATCGACGAGGCCCAGGACTGGAAGCTCGACCTGAAGGAACTCGTCTACTCGACGCTGAAGCCGGCCACGACCGACCACAAGGGTTCGATCACGCTCGCCGGCACGCCCGGCCGCACCAGGGTCGGGCTCTTCTGGGACCTCACCCGGAACTCGAAGGCGGGGCTCTTGAAGCCCACCGGCCAGGGTGGATGGTCGGGGCACTCTTGGACGACCTTCTCGAACCTCTCCGTCATGCCCTCGGGCGACACGATGTCGACCCTCTGGGCCAATCAGATCGAGGAACTGAAGGCCACCCACCCTCGCATCGAGGAGACTCCAGCCTTCCGCCGGAACTTCCTCGGTGAGTGGGTCATCGAGGACGACGCTCTCGTCTACCGCTACAACCCGGCCAAGAACGACTGGAACGGAAAGCTCCCCCAGTACGAGCGTGGGCGCTGGCACTATGTACTGGGAGTGGACCTCGGCTACAACGACGACTCCTCGTTCGTGAAGCAGGCCTACCACGACTTCGACCCGAACCTCTACATCGTCTCGGCCTTCAAGCAGAAGGGGATGGACATCTCGGCGGTGGCGGCGCGGATCAAGACCTACCCCGAGGTCGACATCGTCGTCATCGACGGCTCGAACAAGCAGGCCGTGATGGAGATGCAGAACCGCCACGGGCTCTCCCTCTACCCGGCCGACAAGACCGGCAAGCCAGACTTCATCGAACTCATGAACGCTGAGTTCATCATGGAGCGGATCAAGGTGAACGTGGAGACCTGCGGGCCCCTCATCGAGGAGTGGCAGGGTCTCGTCTGGAACGACAAGACCACCAAGCGTGAAGAGCACCCGGCCTGCCCGAACCACGCCTGCGACGCTGGCCTCTACGGCTGGCGCTACTCCTACCAGTACATCTCGAAGCCTCTCCCGCCCGTCATCGAGCAGGGCTCGAAGGAGTACTACGATGCGGAAGTGAAGAAGATGCTGGAGCGGACGATGCAGGAGATGGAAAACGTGAAGAGGGGCGAGGAGTCGAACGCCTTCGGTCCCGTGGACAACGCCTCCGACTGGGGGATGGGGTAGACCATGCCGATCTTGAACTTTTACTGTCAGTCATGTGGGAAGCGCTTCGAGGAGATCACCTTGAACGCGAGAGCCCCCAGGCCGCCCGTCCCCACCTGCTGCGGGAAGGCGACGGAGCGCTATCTGGAGGCGACCTCCTTCACCTTCAAGACGAAGGGCGGGAACAACATCGGCTTCTCGGGCGCCCACGGCCCGTACACCTTCAACAAGAAGAAGCTCTCCACCATCGGCCACGGTCACGGCCTGGGAGGACGACGTGGCCGCAAGCCGCCAACCTCGCCGGAAAAGCTCCAGTCGTGAACGTCCTCCACCCTCCCTGCTGCGACGCGAGTCGGATGGCGCTCCTCTACGCGATGCGACGCGACTGGAGCCCGAAGACCGTCCCCTGGCAACCCTGGACCCAGGAGCTTCTCTTCCAGGCGGCGGTCGAGATCGACGCCGAGGCTCGCGCAGCGCTGGCACCGAACCCCTTCGAGGACCTGATATGAGCGACCTGAAGCTCCCCTCCCTGTCCTACGTGACGGGGCTCATCAAGCTCTGCAAGGCCCAGGGCGTGCAGCGCGTGAAGCTTGGCGTGGTCGAGCTAGACTTCGCCCCGCCGGCCGACCCAGGGCCTGACGGGGAAGGTATGAGGGCCCTCGCAGAGGCCCTGGGCCGCGGGACCATGGGCGACGAGGAGGCCCTCTTCGCCTCGGCGCCGCAGTTCCGGACGGCGGAGCAGATCGAGGCGATGACGAAGGCCATGACCGGACAGGGGTAGAGATGGCACGCAAGAAGCTCGCGGACGGAACCATCGGCGAGGTCGAGAAGAAGCCTCGCAAGCCGGTCGGCGGAAAGAAGACCTCCGAGAGCGGCCTCACCGTCCCGAACGCCCGGTGGTGGACGCTCCCCGACGAGGAGATGTTCCACGCCATCCGCGCCACCGTCGACCACATCGACAAGAACCAGTCCTCGCTCACCCTCCAGCGGCAGATCTGCGCCCGCCTCTACGGCGGCGCGATCCCGGGGAGCTTCTACGGGGTCACCTACAACCGCCTTCAGGTGATCCACCCCAGCCTCACCGGGCGCCTCACCTACAACATCATCGCCATCGTCGTCGACAGTCTCGTCTCGCGGATCACGAAGTCGAAGGTGCGCCCGCTCTTCCTCACCCAGGGTGGAGACTACAAGCTCCAGCGTCGGGCCAAGAAGCTCTCCCAGTTCGCCGAGGGCATCTTCTACGAGTGCAAGTTCGACGACCTCGCCCCGATCATCTTCCGCGACGGTGCCGTCTTCGGCGACGGGATCACCCACGTCTACGAGGACCGGAACACCCACCGTGTCGCCATCGAGCGGGTCCTCCCCGACGAACTGAAGGTCGACGAGGTCGACGGCTTCTACGGCACGCCGATCCAGATGCACCGCGTGAAGAACATCGACCGGGAGAAGCTGAAGGACGCCTTCGGCTACACCGACGATGGCAAGCCGATCAAGGAAGTGATGGACATGATCGACCGGGCCGCGGACACCTCGCGGGTGAACCCGGGGAACTCCCACCAGTACGCTTCCGACACGGTCGCCGTGAACGAGTCGTGGAAGCTCCCCACCTCGAAGGAGGCCGGCGACGGGAAGCACGTCATCTCGATCGACACGGGGATCCTCTTTCAGGAGCCCTGGGAGAAGTTCTACTTCCCCTTCTCGCGCTTCTCGTGGAAGAGCCGCGTCTACGGCTGGCACGGGTCTTCACTGGCAGAGGAACTGATCGGGACCCAGATCGAGATGAACCACCTGCTGCACCTCATGCAGCGTGCGTTCAGGATGATCGCCGCCTTCAAGATCTTCGTCGAGAACGGGACCGTTCCCGACAGTCACTTCAACGACAAGATCGGCACCATCCTCCACATCCCGAAGGGCGCCCAGAAGCCGGAGTACGTGACGCCCCCTGCGCTGAACCCGCAGTACTTCACCCACTTCAACCAGATCAAGGAGAGAGGCTTCGAGATTGCCCGCCTCTCGCAGATGTCGGCGACCTCGCAGAAGCCGGCCGGTCTCGACTCGGGTGAGGCCCAGCGGGTCTACCACGACATCGAGAACGAGGGCTTCCAGTACGTGGGGCACTGCTACGAGCAGTACCACCTCGACACGATCAAGCTCGCCATCGACGTGGTCCGCGACATCGAGAAGCGAGAGGGCAAGTACGGCCTCAAGGCCCCCGTGGGTGCCTCCTCGCTCCCCGGCCGGAAGTTCCTCCGGAGCATCGACTGGAAGCAGGTCAAGCTCGACGAGGACGAATACTCCCTGAAGTGCTACCCGACCTCCAGCCTCCCCAACACCCCCGCCGGGCGCCTCGCGACCGTGCAGGACCTCGCCAGGGCCGGCTACATCGACCCGCAGACGGCGAGGAAGCTCCTCGACTTCCCCGACCTCGCCCAGGTCGAGACGCTTCTCGGCGCCGCCGAGGACTGGATCGTCTCCACCCTCGACGAGATCATCGAGCACGGCCGCTACGAGCCGCCCGACCCGATGATGAACCTCGCCATGGCCGAGAACCTCGCCATGCAGGAGTTCTCCCTCGGTGCGGCCAACGGGATGGAGGAGGAGAAGCTAGACCACCTCCGCTCCTTCCTCGGCCAGATCCAGGCCTTCAAGGCGAAGGCCATAGCAGCCTCCCAGCCTCCGCCTCCCGCGCCAGGGGTCGGAGCGCCCGCGGGTGCGGGACCTGCCGGAGCGCTCCCCCCTGGCGCAGGGGCTCCAGCCCCCGCACCTGTCTCACCGCTCTTGCCGCCGGCCGGCACACAGGCTCCGGCAATAGCTTAACCCGTAGTGAAGGAGTCACCAGATGCCACTCGAAGGTAGCTTCACGCCGGTCTCCGGCACGTCTGCCACGTCCGCCACCCCCGCACCCACCGTCATCTCCGACCTCGGCTCCGCCGTGGCGCCTCCCGACGTGGTCCCCGTCGCGCCCGCCCCCGTGGTGGAGAAGCCGCCCGAGACGCCTGTCCCCACGAGGCCCCCGGAGGTCGAGTCCTGGCGACTCGCCGCCCTCTCCCAGAAGGAGAAGGCAGCCCGTGAGTCGGCCGCCGCCGCGAAGGCCGACCGCGAGGCCGCCGCGAAGGACCGCGCCGAGGTCGAGAACTTCCGCCAGCAGTTCGCGCAGCGAGAGGCCGGCTACCGCCAGGACCCGATGAAGCTCCTCACCGACTTCGGGTACGACTACAACACCGTCACCCAGTTCGTGGCCCAGGGCGGGTGGAGCCCGGAGCAGCAGCAGGCCGCCAGGGAGGCCGCGAGGGATCAGGCCATCCGCACCCTCGCCCAGCAGCAGCAGGCGGACAGGCAGGCCATCCAGGCGCAGCGTGAGGCCGACGCGAAGGCCCAGACGGACGCCCAGGCGCAGGCCCAGGCTGAGGCCCAGACGAACGCGGTGGCGGAGTTCAAGGGGGAACTGAAGAGCTTCGTGGACGCGGAGCCCGACACCTACGAGATGATCCGCCTCGCCGGCCCCAACGCCCTGGAGGCCGTCTTCGACAAGATCTCGGACCACTTCGAGAAGACCCAGACGCGCCTCTCGAACAAGGACGCCGCCGACGCCGTCGAGGCCGCCCTCGTCGCCGAGGCCGAGAAGGTCATCGAGGCTTCGAAGAAGCTGAAGAGCAAGTTCGCCCCGCCGGCCCCGGTGAGGGCACCCGTCTCGCGCACTCTCGACAACGGGATGCGTCCTCCCCCGACCGGCGCGAAGCCCGTCGCCTCCGAGGCCGAGACCGAGGCCCAGCGCCGTGCCCGCGTGGTGGCGAACATCAACAAGGCCTGGGGCCACGGATGAGCAAGAACTCGAAGCGGGCCGGTGCCCGCGGTGAGCGCTGGTTCCACCCGGACCGGGTCGGGCTCGTCCGCGCAGCCTTCGAGGAGGGCGTCCGCGGCCTCGACCGGGCCTCCTTCCGGTCGGCCATCGTGGCCGGCTCCCAGCCCTACTGGGCGGGAATGGCGGCGTTGAAGAAGCACGAGAAGGAGCGGGTCTACCGGGACGTGCGGGCCTTCGCCACGGCCAACGTGACGGCCACCGAGGTGGAGGCCGTGAAGACCGCCGTGCTGAGTCCCCCGAAGGGCTTCGTGGCCCGCCTGAAGGGCATCTTCGGGGCCTGAGCGGAAGGGGTAGTGCAGGGCTAGCAGCGACCGTATGCCGTGCGCCTGAAGCGACCCTGGCGCGTGTGAAGAGACCGGATCGAAGTCCAGCCGACAATCCAAGGTCTTTTCACGCGCAGTTCAAGGGAGCACACGGAACATGGCAACGAACTACGGTAGCTTCAACGCGGTCGACGGAGGCGCGAACGTCGCCTACTCGAACGTGACGGCCCTCCAGGCCATCCTCAAGGAGTACTACGGCCCGCAGCAGGTCAAGAACCTCGTCTACAAACGCAACAAGTGGTTCGCGATGGTCCACAAGGAGGAGGACTGGAGCGGCCTCGTCGTGCCGGTGCCGGTGGTCTACGGCAACCCGCAGGGCGCCTCCGCCACCTTCGCGACCGCGAAGACCAACCAGACCGCGTCGAAGATGGTCCGCTTCATCATGAACTGGACCCAGGACTACGCGCTCGCCACCATCACCAACCTCGTGAACCTCGCGTCGCGCAACGACGCGGGCGCCTTCCTGAAGACGGTCCAGAACGAGATGAACGGCGCGCTCCGCACGGCCGAGAACCGCGTCGCTGGCGGCCTCTACCGGTCGAGCACGGGCGTCATCGGCTCCGGCACGATCGCCTCGGGCGTCATCACCCTCGCCGACGCCATGTCGGTCACGCAGTTCGAGGTCGGGCAGGCCGTCGAGGCCTACTCGGACAACCCGCCTGCCACCAAGCTCGGCGCGACCGCCTTCGTGGTCGCCGTCGATCGCTCCGCCGGGAAGATCTCCGTCGGCACCTCCCAGGGTGGCGCGGTCGCCACGCCTGCTTCGTGGACCGGCACGATGTACTTCCTCATCGAGGGTGACATCAACCTGAAGGTGAACGGTCTCGCCGACTGGCTCCCCACCACCGCTCCGACGGCCGGCGACTCCTTCAACGGCGTCGACCGCTCGAAGGACCCCAGCCGCCTCGCCGGCATCCGCTGGGACGGCTCCAGCCAGACCATCGAGGAAGCCCTCATCGACGCCGCGGCCCTGTCCGCCCGCGAGGACGGCAACCCCGAACTGGCGCTCACCAACCACTTCACCTTCGCCGCCCTGGAGAAGGCTCTCGGCTCCAAGGTCAACTACGTGAACTACGAGCACTCGGACGCCCAGGTCGGCTTCCAGGGCATCCGCGTCCACGGCGCCGACTCGGAGATCAACCTCTTCGCGGACCGCAACGCCCCCTCGCAGCGCGTCTACCTCCTCGACCCGGATAGCTGGACCCTCGGCTCGATGAAGGCCGTGCCGCACATCCTCACGGAACTGGACGGCATGACGGAGCTTCGCGACCCGAACGCGGACTCCATCCAGATCCGGATCGGCAGCTACGCGATCCTCGCGTGCAACGCGCCAGGGAAGAATGTCGTCGTGAAGACACAGGTGTAGAGAATCTTGTGTTATGCCCCCTGACCTGATAAGTCAGGGGGCATGACCGAGACCTGCACTGCCGAAGGATGCCATGCGCCGTTCTACGCCAAGGGACTCTGCAAGAATCACTACTACCGGCTCCGCCGGCAGGGTTCTCTGCTCACCCTCGGCGAACGTGGTCTGCTCGTCGGGCAACAGCCCTGCTCCGTCAAGGGTTGTGGAAAACCTGCCACGGCAAGAGGGAAGAAGGGCCAGCCGAAGCTTCTGTGCAACACGCACTACGTCAAGCTTTGGAGGTCTGGCACTCTCAAGCGGACCGTCTTCGGGAAGGAGTGGCGCGAGCGGCAGTCCCTGTCGAAGCGAACGCCGCTCTCCCACCTTGACCCGACTCCGGATCTCCGGAAGGGCCACCGGGGTTTCCTCGCCGTGAACGTCGTCGCTGACATTCGGGCGAAGGCCCAGGGGCGCAGGAAGAAGTGGCTCCTCAAGCCCGAGGAGGCCTACAAGCTGATCACGGGCTCGTGCCACTACTGCGGGGCCGCCTCCGGGTGGCCTGAGACGAGGAATGGTATCGACCGAGAGGACAACGCCAAGCACTACACCAGGGAGAACTCGGTCTCCTGCTGCGTGACCTGCAACGCCGCCAAGGGGCGGCTGACGGTGCAGGGCTTCAAGGACTGGGCCGCAAGGCTCCACACCCGTTTCTCCACCCAGGTCTGATCCTGGAGATGGCGAGCCTCCCCTTTAAACGGGGGAGGCTTGCTGTCACTGAAAGGAAAGACACACCATGGCCAACCGACTTCTCTCGAACCGGATCTACACCCACAAGAAGGACACCAAGATCGCCTTCCTCAAGGCCAGCATCGCTGCCTCCGGGGTGGCGACGATGGACTCCCTCTCGAAGGGCATCCTCTCCGTCGCCCGCAGCGCCGCTGGCAAGTACACCGTCACCTTCGGCACCTCGGTGAACGGCGTCAACGCCCTCGACGTGTATCGGGAACTGATGGGCTTCACGGCCAACGTGATCGGCATCGCCGGCACGGCCGCGCCGCTCGCACCCATCGTCAACGTCGTGAACATCAACCTCGCCGCGGGCACCCTCGAACTCTGGTTCGAGGCCACCGTGGCCGGCGGCGCGATCGAACTCGGCAACGGGGAAACCATCCTCGCCCAGTTCTTCTTCGGCGACTCGTCCGCACCGTAGGAAGGGGACGCTCATGAGCGACAAGAGCAACCTCTTCTTCAAGGCCCTCGCCGGGAAGAAGGCGAAGATGCCTCCTATCGACAGGTTCGCCGAGGGCGGGATGCCCGAGGAGACCCCCACGGAGCCGGAGGCCACCGAGGGCGGAGACACGACCGTCTCCCCCGAGGAGAAGGTCGCCGCCTACGAGGTGGCCGAGGCAATCAAGGGCGGGAGCCCCGAGACGCTGGCGAAGGCCTTGAAGGCCTTCTTCGTCATCGTCGAGTCGGCACCGCACCCCGAGGCCGACGCAGGGGAGTCGATGCCCCCCTCGGGCGGGATGTTCGGCTAGGACTCGAAGTGAACGGATGAAAACGACGGCGGGGCGGAGATGAACCCGCCCCGCCGTTTCTTCTGGGAGTGAACCTAATGGGGTTCGACGTCTACCTCAACCCTGATTTCAAGGGGCCATTCACGGGGCTCCCGACTTCAAGTCGGGTGATGTCCCTGGGTCGGAACCCGGTCGTCGGGATCAACGCCAACGGGTTCTACCAGCGGTACTACGACATCAACCGGACCCTTCCTTGCTATGCGTTCACGACGGCGGTGCCGACCACCACCACCGTCGAAACGTACAGCCAGACCTTCCTGTGCGGCGCGAACACCTACGAAGCATTCTGCTTCCCGGTCTGCCTTGGGTTCTTGAAGATCGACATCGCTCGGACGATGACGACCACGCAGCTTCTCG